AATCAATGTCGCTGGTGGGTTTAGAATTGTCACCAAGTCTGCTCAAGACCCGAGGAAACTAGCGATGGAGGCTCCCGACGGGGTAGTCGTATGCGAATCCAGCCAGGTTGATTATGAGACCTATCTGAGAATCCGTGGTAGGATTGCCGAGAAGCGCGGGTGGATGCTAATGTCGGGATGCCTATCGGGAGATACTTACGTGTTTACCAGTAATGGTTTGGACACCATCGGGCGCCTGGTAGGAAATATAGCGCATCCTATTAACCTGGAATGTTCTGACGGTAAGGCTACTCTTGCCTGGTATAATGGGGCAACAGCAACAAAAAAGGTTTCTTTAAGTAAAGGGTTCTCAATTGAGGGCACATTCGACCATAAAGTAGTTGCCATACATAGTGGTAAGCCGGGTTGGCACGAATTAAAATCTTTAACAAAAGAGGATTATGTTGCCGTCAGATACGGCATGAATTTATGGGGCACAGCCGATTATGACAAAAATCTTTGCTACATATCTGGGCTATACTTAGCAGATGGAAACTGCACTACTGTAGAGAATAGCCATAGATTTTCTATAGCAAGCGTAGACTCAGAAACGGGCGAACTTCTTAAATCCAGAGGATATGTTTATAATGAACGTTCCCAACAGTGGCGACATACGGACAAAGCCTTAGCAAAATTTATGTCGGAAATAGGCTTAGACATATCGTGGAAAGCCCCCTCTAAAGAAATACCCAATGGAATACTACACGCTAATAAAGAATCTGTGGTAGCGTTTTTAAGAGGGTTGTTTGATGGGGACGGAAGCGTAGCCAAAGACGGCAGAGTAGTTTTATCCTCTATAAGTCATAAATTACTCGTCCAGGTGCAAATGTTACTACTGAATCTGGGAATCGTAAGTTCCCTAGACACAAGGGGCACGGATTTATATGTGTCTGATTGCCGTTTATTTGGTGAATTAGTTGGGTTTTCTTTAACCAGAAAGCAAAACAGGATACTGCTACAACCAATTAATAAACATCGCCACCCCAGTAATCTTGGGTGCATTTGGGATAAGTTTAATGGGCAGCCTATTTGTTGGATGCGAGTTAAAGATATAACGGAGGGCTTTTGCCAGTCGTATGACTTGCATGTACCAGAAACCCACATGTATGTGGCTAATGGTATATGGGTGCACAACACCTTTGAATCAAGTCTCGGCTGGTACTGAACCCGGAAATGTTTACCCGCGGGCAGAACGCCCACTCCGAGGACGATTTGATTTCGGTTAGCTTGCCTACCTGGAGCAACACTAAGATATTCCCAGGCGGCAGAACCGACCCGGAAATATTAAAGTTGGAAGCCATGTCCACTAAGGAATGGTTCTTGGAGCGTTACGGGGGAGTGCCATGCCCACCGAAGGGTCGCGTGTTCGACGAGTTCTCTATGAAGATTCATACTGGAACTGGTGGCATGTTTGAGTTCGACCCAAGCCTCCCGACGCTTTTATGGGTTGACCCAGGTTTTGCCAGCGCCTATGCCGTTGAGGTTGCTCAGATACATGGCGATGATGTTTATTTGGTCGACGAGATTTACGAGCAGGGCATGATTACCTCCGACATTATCAAGATTGCGCAAACGAGACCCTGGTGGAGTAATGTTAAAGGCGGAGCAATCGACGTTGCCGCTAAGCAGCACCAAGGAACAGTTCCGGTTGCAGATATTTGGGCGAGCGAGGGCAAGGTTGTATTAGGCTCTCAACGGGTAGAGATTAGGGATGGAATCGAGCGAGTCAAGAACTTCCTAATTGTCAACCCCAAGACCAATGCGTCCCGGCTACACATTAATGCTTCTCGATGCAAGGGAATTATCTCGGAAATGGGCGGTTGTCCCAGCCCGATTAGCAATCAAACCGCAGTCTACTCTTGGAAGAAAGACCGCGAGGGCAACATCGTTGGAGAAACTCCCGAGGACAGGAACAACCACGGAGTTAAGGCTGTGGCTTACGGGCTTATTAATTCCTTTGGTTATACCAACCCTATTAAAAATGCTAAGATAAAGTTCTTTTAAGGAGTGAAGTGAACGTCATATCGTTTTCTGATTTCAAGAAGTCCAGCAAAGAGGAAATCGCCAGGCTTATGCCCATCCGAATAACATTCGACGGGGAGCCGCTGGGAATATTTGGGCAAGAGGACAAGTTTATCTACATCGGCGACATGCACCCCAGGGTTCAGACCCAAATGAAAGCCAAGGAACAACTCGTTCGTACTGGTATGCCAAAAGATACCACAGTCGAGAAGACTAAATCCGACGTTCGGGAGTAACCTATGGGATTCAACAAAACCCAGGAAATAGTCGATGCCGTTGATACGTTCCATAAGTCGACGAATTGTTTAAACCTGCGCTCCCGCTGGGAAAGCGATTTAGACCTATATCGACTAAAGCCATACAACGCCGGTAAGGGGTACTATTCCTATACCTCAAACTCTGCCCGCGTGATTGCCGACAAAGGTCTGTCGATTGTCCAGGGAGCTAAACTTCTCATCCGTATACCGGAGGAAGCTTTAACCCAAAAAGAACGAGAAACCGCCAATAACGTGGAGCGATTTCTCTATGGCTCCCTAAACTGGAACGACGAACAAGCACTATATATGCCCGACAAAAGAACCCTGCGGGAACTCAAGGCGTGGTATGCCATAATCCGCGGCGGGTGGGCGGAGAGGATTTATGTTTACAAGGGGGAAGATGGGAAGACCCACCCGGAGGTAGCAGTCTGGGACGTATACAACTTTTCTTATGGAACCGACAAGAAGGGCATGGACTGGGGAGCCAACAGTTACAAGATTACCGCTGAACAAGCTAAGTCCGTTTGGGGAGTTGAAGCTCAAACCGGGACTAAAACCAACCTCGTTACCGTCATCGACTATTGGGATAGGGAGAAAAATATTATTATCGTTGGCGGTAAAGAAGTCTACCGCAACAACCACAAGCTCGGCTACTGCCCAATATTTTTGTTCCGCCTAGGTTCGACGCCAGTAACATTCCAACAGAACTGGCAATACTCGGACTCTATCGTTGGGGAATCAATTTTTGCGACCAACCGAAATTTATTTCCTTTACTTAATAAAACCCTATCCGACTTGCTAACCATTGTTCGCCGAGGAGTTAAAACCCCGCTAGGGTACTGGTCAGCCGACGGCTCCAAGACGCTAGACCAAGACATTTACCAGGTCGAAAAGGCTGCTTGTATTCCTTTGAAACAAGGCGAGGTCTTACAGCCGATTCTTCAAGAAACTATGCCTGCCGACTCGATGAATCTCGTAAACATTGTAGTTGGAGAAATGCAGCGTGGCGCTTGGTCGCACACCACCTACGGTGAGGTCTCCACTAGGCTTTCCGGCTATGCTATTAGCCAACTAAACGCAGCGATGGCTACCGTAATTCTACCTTTCATACAAGCCATTGAACGTTCTTATTTAATAGATTCTCTTGAGCTTATCAAGCAATTTGGAAAATCGAGTTTCCCTGCGGTTGAGGTTCGGGGGAGAAACTCCAAGAATCAAGCGTTTGGATACCCAAAGACAGTCTGGATTAAGCCCAAAGATATTTCTGGTTCCTGGCACCCCGAAGTCAGACTAGAACCTACGCTCCCGAAAGACGAGCCGACAAAATATGAAATCGCTCGTATGGCTCGCGAAGGCGAGATTCCGCTTTTGTCCGACCAGACCATCCGTTCTGAGATTCTTGGTGTTCAAGACCCAGACCTTGAGGACGCAATTATTGACCGTGAGTGGGCAGACAAGCAGCTTATCAACCGAATGTACGATGCTTACATGCAATTTGTGGCAGAAGGCGACAAGCCAAAAGCAATTAACGTTCTGGCAGCCTTGAGGTTGGCGATGATGCAAGGAGTTAGTAGTCAGCGTCGAACAAACCCCCAGGCTCCAGGACTGAGTTCCCGAACACTTCCACCGGAGGCGATGGGGGGCACTCCCCCAGGCGCGGCTAACGCCGTAGCTCCGCCGCCGACAGGTGAGGTATAAGATGCCCGACGGTTATCAAGACCCATTGAGCGACTGGTTTTTAGAGGAAGTTAAACGCTACCTTGACGACCAGATTCAAAAAGGATACTTAACTAAAGAGGAAGCCCAAAGACTTTGGGAAATCCTCTATGACGAGCTTTATCCTTCGATACCGGAAACTCCTGAGGAAATGCAAATCTATTACCGCATGAAAACCGGGAAAGCGGTGCCTATCAAGCCGGGAGCAACTAAGGGTTCAGTTGAAGCCGATTGGGATGCGGTTATCGCAGAAATGGCGAAAGACCCTAACCTTCAACCAAGACAGATATTCGACACCGCCCTTTACCGCGAATACGACTCATGGCGCTACAAGAATCTTTCTCTGTCTGAACAGAAAGCCTCGGAGGAACAGGAGTATCAAGCCGCCGCCGTTGCTGGCGGAGAGTCTATTGCTCAGTATTATGCCCGCCAGGTTCAAAAAGGCAATATGACCCGGGAAGAAGCAGAGGGTCGACTAATGAACTTGGCGATGGAAATGAGTATCGCCGAAGGGCAAGAGTTGAACCGGCGTTATTATCGAGACCTAGAAACAGAACGACAAAATTATCTTGCCAAGGTACGCTACGAAAACCAGTTATCCCAGCAGGCAATGATTGATGAGCAACTTAGAGCCACAGATGAACGGTTGATGGCTAACCTACTGCCCTATCCATCCGAGGAGGAAATGGGGGAAATATTTACCTCAAGTGTCGAGGGCTTAATGTCTCCTGCTATGCAGAGGTATGCTAGAGGCGCCGAATCGGAGAAGATGGCGAGGTTCCTTGCGGGTGGGGGGCAAAAAGCTATGGAGGATTGGTGGTTAGCGATTAACGCTGGAACCATCGACGAGTTTGAGAGACAGAAACAAGATATTTTGGCTGGGCGGTCTTCACTTGGATACACCAGTGCTGCCGCAAGGGACATTGGGCAGATGCTACAAGGAAAAACCGGGCAGGAATATTTGGATATGTGGAGTACCCTTACACCGGAGCAGCAGGGAGCCTATCAGCAGTCTGTGGGATATGCGGGTTCCTACCAGGGGGCTTGGGTGGAAGCCCTAGAACGTAAAAGACGTTACGAAGAAGCTAAAAAAGCTAAGGAAGCCGGGAGTCCCTGGGAACAGTTTGTAAAGTCGCAAGACTGGTACACCGAATTTTGGAAACAACCCAGGGAATACAGACCGGGCGGATATGCCCAAAGAAGACTTGCTCCTCCTATTAGGAGTTTTTAATGCCGTACTGGTACGAAGAACTTTTAAGAAAGAAAAAGAAAGTACAAGATATAGAAAAGACCACTGGGGAACTAGGGGAGAAACTCCAACTGCCCTGGTATGAGCGTATGTTTCGTGAGTTGCCTATTAGTCGGTTCTACTGGAAGACTCCAACGGAGAAACAACAAATAGAAGACTTCCGGCGGATGAAGATTTACGCCGAGCATATGGGTTATGAAAACCCGGAGGAGTGGGCAAGACAAATGACCATGCCCCCGGAGATTCGTGAACAACCTTCAATAAGAGCTTTAATGCCTGGAGAACAACCTGCTTCTGCCCCACCTTATTACTTAGGTAGAGAGGAATACCGTTTCAAACCAATTTCTCCCGAACAAAAGACTATAGATATTGGGACGATGGTTGCTCCGATACCATTAGGTGAACACCTGATTGGCAAAGGTCTTCAAATCGCAGGTGGTAGTCTATTCGGTAAGAACATCCTGGGTCAAGTTGGTCGCGGATTAGCCAGAGAACCTCTGACAGAAACCGCCGAACAGTTTACTAAGGGAGCAATAAGAGCAGGCGTAGAGTCTAAAGCTCAGCAATCTATTAACAGAAGGATTCTCAATATATTTCGTCCTGCCCAGAAAACATTTAGAGCCGCTGTAGAGGGAGTAGAACCTCCGAAACGATTGGCTCCCGAGGAGGAAGCTGAGGCAGTTGCCCGGATGAAACAAGCTGGAGCCTTTACACCAGAAGTACCTAAGAAACCAGCAGTTAAAGTTAAGACCGGGGAACCAGTTGATTTCACTCTGTACCGCGGCACGATTAAATATAAACCGATGTATCGCATGGCGGAGTACGGCAGCGGTAAGTATTACTATGCCGACATGGAGACCGAAGGAGTCGCAGAGCAACTAGCCAAAAGTTATGCTGCTGGGAAGCCCGCCGCCCGTATGGAAACAGCAGAATTTCCCGAGGCAATTCGACGAGCTGGTGGAAAGGTAACAAGGGAGTTTGTTCATTTCGACAATCCCTATGTCATTGGCAAAGGGGACGGTCGTTGGAGAACCCTAGCTAAAATACGCGACAAAGCGGTTCAGGATGCCAAAGACCTTGGATTAACCGGAGCCAAGTTCGATAAGTTTGTTGCCGATTCCATCCCCAAATATTTAAAAGGTAGAGGGTTTGACGGTTTGGTAGTTAAGGACACCGAAGGAGCCTTTACCGTGGTTCCTTACGTCAAGACCTCAATAACCCCAAGGGTCGAGGCAAAACCAGTTTCTCCATTTGAGTCTGGTCTCCAACAGGTACGCATGGTTGCCCAAACACCCGACGAGGAGGTATTGCTAAAGGAGATTTCCCAGCGCTTATCCAAATGGAAACCGTTGCGGGAAGAAACCGAGGCGATATTTAAGGAAGCCCGAGGAAAACAGCTTACTGCTGGTCGTGAGGCTTATGATTGGGCATTACGTGCAGGGATGAGCCGCAAGGAAGCCTTGAAACACGCCAAGTCGGTTATGGAGGGGAAGTACCCCAAACCCAAAAAGCCAGTAGAGAAGGTGTTGACTGAAAACGAGGAAGAACTCCTATATAGCATTATAGACCGCGAACTTGCCGACCTGCCCACTGGGGCTAGATTTACTGATAGACTACATGCCCGGGAAGGTCTACGAAAACTATTGGGAGCCAACGAGATTCCCACTCCTAGCGAAGAAAAGTTGCTTGAGGAAGCCTTTGGTTTTAATTTCGTGTCTAGCGCCTTGCAGCGTAAGAGAACACTAGGCATGAAGATTTTGTCTAATATTTACCAGGTTGCTAATGTGCCTAGAGTGTTCAAAGCGTCCTGGGACTTGTCCGCACCGTTTCGTCAAGGTATGATTACCACACTGTCGCACCCGATTGAGGCGGTCGGGGCTTTTAGGGACATGTTTAAAGCGGTTGCCAGCGAGAAAGACGCTTTGTTTATGGATGACCTATTACACGGTCGCATCGGTAGGCTTCAAGCAGCCGGACTTAGCGCCGAGGATGCCTTGTTCTGGAAGGAAAAGGCAGCACGGAGACTAAAGTATTTCTTGTTCCTTCACGACCTACGGGGCGACGTTAATCTTGCTGGACGTGAAGAAGCATTTATTAGCGGATGGCTTAACAAAACATTTAAGATAGGAAAGAAAGAAATCAGTCCAGCGAGGTTCCTTGGAGTCCGCCAATCGGAAAGAGCTTATGCCACTTACCTGAACAAACTTCGAGCAGACGTATTCGATAGGATTGCCGATGGTTGGGAAAAATCAGGTAAGTATGTAGCCAAAGACGGTAAGTTTCTCCAAAAACTCTACGACGAAGACTTAACCGAGCTTTCCAGATTTATCAACCGCGCTACTGGGCGTGGCGAACTTTGGTCTGGAGAATATAGTTCCAAAGCGTTTCGCAGTGCCCACCCGGGCGCTCTGCTTAATATTGGGTTCTTCTCCCCGAGGCTCCAAACATCGAGGGTGTTAGTATTTGGTAGCTTGTTTAGTGGTTCTAAGGCAGTAAGAGCCGCGGCTCGCCGAGACCTCGGAATATGGCTTTCAACCACGGCTACTATTCTTGGTCTACTGGCTGCCCACCCAGATGTTTCAGTCGAGATTGACCCCAGGTCGGCGCAGTTTGCTAAGATACACGTTGGGGATACCTTTATTGACATTGGGGCATCGTTCCAACCGTTGATTCGGTATACCGCCCAGTTCTTTGCTGGGAAGAAGTCACAATCCGGCTGGGTATCGGAGGCAACCCCGATGGAAACCGGAGGTAGGTTTGTTTGGAGCAAACTCGCCCCGATATTTACTACGATTGCAGCAGCAGTCGAAGGTAAAACCTTTACTGGAGAAGAACTCGGAGAGGGTTGGTCGGGGCTTGGGGCATCAATGTTGGAATTGCTCGAACCAATGATTAGTAACACCTTTAGAGAGGCTTACGACGAGTATGGTAATATCCACGGAGCAATTATGGCGACGGCTCCCGAGGCTTTCGGGGCAGGGTCTACAACCTACGACACCGGAGACTCGGCGGTTCAAGACCATTATTCGATGATGAGCCAGCTTGAGGAAACGGTGAAACAATG